GTTCTAATTCTTTTGCTACATTGTTTGTATTATCTGTATCGTTTTCTAGTTTAGCAATTTCAGTATCTAGTCTATTTGAGTGTCTATTGATTTCTGAAATAGATGTATTTACTTTTGCAACAGAAATATTTAAATCATTTAATCTTTGATTGATTGCGTCCATTTCTTTAATTTTGCCTTTTGTATTTTCTATTTCTGCAAATAGTTTTTGTAGGCCTTCTTCTAATTCGTTAATCTTTTTCTTGCCTTCATATATTTGTGTTTGTTTAAATCGTTCATCAATAGGTTGTGTACACGTAGGACAATTATTGTTTTGTTCAAAAAAACTAACTTTCTTTTTGTGCGTTTCTAAATTGTGTTCTATCTTTGTTTCTAATTTTGTTAGTTCAGTTTCTTTTCTAGTGTGTTTTTCACCACCCCACATCTCTGCTTTTGTAGATATAATTTTTTCATTTAGCAATTGTAGTTTTGATGAATACTCATAATTACTTTGGTCGTTTTCTTTTCTTTGTTGTTTTCTATCTTCTATATCTGTATTATCTCTATTTTGTATTTGTTCAAAATGAGCCTTTTGTAATTCGTATTTTTCTGTCATCAAGTTGTATCTATGTTTTACATCAACAACAGCCTTGTTTAGTTCACCTTGTTTCTGTCTTAACAATAAATCCATGTGACTAAAAACTCTTATGTCTAATATTTCTTCTACAACCTCTCGTCTGTATCTAGCACGTAAGTGCATAAAAGGTTCGTATGATGTTGATCCAAGGATGACCACCTGGCAAAAAGCACGATAGTTGCATTTTAAAATGTTTTGTTCTAAAGCATTTTGATAGTCTATATTATTAGCGTCTTGGTTTAGTAATACATCATTACAATAAACTTCAAACTTATTAGGTTTAATACCTCTAACTACTTTGTATTGTTTGTTGCTTGTTTCAAATTCTACTTCTATTTCACAATCATTTTGATTGATAGTGTTTACAAGTTGTTCTTTCTTTATATCTCTAAAGGCACGATTAAATAAAGCAAAACACAATGCGTCAAGTAAAGTTGATTTACCTGCACCGTTCATACCTATAATTAATGTTGATGGTGCCTTTCTTAAATCTACTTCTATAAATTGATTACCTGTAGATAGAAAGTTACGCCATCTTAATTTTTTAAAATATATCATACGTTATTGTCGTTAGCTTCTATGTAAATTGATTTTAAATATTCCTTTAACTTTGTTTTGTTTATATCTGTTTCTAATTGATCTACATAATTATTTAGGAATGTAACCGTGTCTTCGCCCATTTCTAATATATCTTCTCTTACACTAGCTTTAATATCAGAATAATCCTCTACAATATTTAAATCATGTACACTTATCTCATTATACAATCTTTCTAAAAATTTGTCAAATACCTCGTTATTAGTCTTATTTAATACTATTAATTTGATAAAGTGTTCGTTGTATGGTTGTATATCAAAGTTTGTATAATCATGTTTTGTATCATCATATATTATTTTTTTATGTATGGTTAAAGGATTAATAACTCTTTCTATTTCTCTTGTTTCTGTATCAAAAATATGAAAACCTTTTGGGTCTTTATAGTCCGACCATGTCATTTCATATTGAGCGCCATTGTAGTATATCTGACCATCATCTGTATGTTTATGAAAGTGACCTGATAATACTCTATCGTATCTACTAAAATCTGATTTAGCTAAACCGTGTTCATTGATTACGCCATTTTGCATTTCAATACCTTTGATTTCTAAATGACCCATTACAATTTCTGCTTTTGCTGTTTGTAACATATTCATTGAGTGGTCATAGTTATCATCACATATCCAAGGTACAAATAATATAGGTGTGCCATCAAATTCTACAACGGTAGATTTAGTATAGATAAATGGTTCGTTTACTTTGTCAAATGATGAGTATAGATTTTCTATAGCATTTACATCATTAGTATTTTTAAAATACGTATCATGGTTACCTATAATGATATGTGTATCAATCTTTTCTTTATATAATCTATCCCAAAATTGTTCTCTAAAAATAGAAGCAGTTTGAAAGTTGATAAACTTTCTTCTATCTACAACATCACCTAAATGTACCAATGTATTAATATTGTTTTCTTTTAGGTATGGGAAAAAGATTTCATTATAAAATCTAAGCTGATATTTTCTAAACGCTTCGCTGTCATTACGAACACCGAAGTGTGTATCATTCAATAGTGCGATCTTCATTATACGTCTAAAACACTTGTGTAGGTTCTTTTTTTTCTTTTCTTTATTTTGATTTCGTTCTTTTGTGGTTCTTCAGTTGATGGTTTATTCTTTCTTAAAAATTCTAAAAACTGGTTTTTGTAATCGTTGTTTGTGTCACCTGGTAGTACAGCAAACTCATCTATGTTTGCTTGTTCTATCATCTTGTATTTTATATTAGATTGTTTTTTCTCTTTCTGTATTCTTCTAATAAAAGCATAATATATTATTTGCGTAAAATAAGCAAAAGGATTATTAGACTTGTCTGGATTAAAGTTTTTAAGATATTGTAAACAATTTTCTATACCATCAGAAATCATATCATCTCTAAATGTATAGTTAATAAAATTAGGTCTATAAGATAAGTGATTCGCAATCTTTAAAAAACATTCACCTATGTAATTAGTGACAGGTGGGTGTTTTCTTTTTCTTTTTTCTGCTTTATCACACTTATCCTTATACTCAATCATCGCCTGTAGAAACTTCTTGTTATCTACATAATGTTCGGATTTTTTCTTTGTTCTACTCATGGTTATATAATACTATAGGTTGTCAAAATTGTCAAGCTTTACACGTTTGAAACTACCTTTTCCTTTCTTTGGTTTTACTACTCGGGATTTGTACTTAGGAGTACGTACCTCTTTTGCGATAGGATTTGTTTTAAAAATCCTGTCAAAATTTTGTCTATATTTGTCGTTAGAAATTCTACTTTTTCCGTCCCATTTACCTGGCATAATTTAATCCTCACGGCCGCTTGACATAATCTAATTCCCGTTGTATAATACCCATGTGGGTTGTTACCGAGGAGAATAGCTACCCTCTAGTGCAACTTCTTTGAAGGCATTTTTAATAAGTCAGCGACTTCTTTTATATCATCTTTTGTTATATCATTCTCATAATTGGAAGCGGCACGATCTAGTTCCTCTTCCGACATTTCTCTTTCAATAAATCCTGGCAATGGTTGTTTTGTGTGTTTTAGTGCGTGTGTTAAATCACTATATCTTTTAGTGAAACCTTGTGTGGCATTGCATATTGTAATAATTTTATCAACAGGAATAGTGACTATTTTTTCATCTGTAAAACCTACCCATTTTACTAGTGCGATATAATCAGATATGCCTTGTTCAGTAATACGAGGTACGTATTTGATAAGCATAGGTTCCTGTAACCTTAATAGTTTAGAGTTTTCAGGTAGTTGGTCTTTATGTAAAGGAAACCTACAACAGATTTCTTCTCCAGAAACCAGTCTGATTATCTTAACCGTTTTGTCATTAATACGATCAATCATATAGCTATTTATCTTTTTTAAGCGTTAATATGCCACAATGAGAACCACCTTGTTCCTCTTGCATTGCGTAGTCTAATAATGCTGTTTCTTTAAATACTTTCATATTATACCAACCTTTGTTTTTGCCTGGGTCTTTATCCTCATTAGGCATATAATCATGGAATACTATTTTAAAAGAGTCCTTTGTTCTTTTTAATATTTGTTCACAATCTAGTTTAGTTATAGAACCATCTACAAATACAAAATCAAAGTCATAGTGCATATAAGATTCCCAATAAACTTTACTTTCTGTTATAAATCTATAACAATCTATATTATACTCAAATATATCATTTCTGTCAATGGTGTACACCTCAGCGTTGAGTCTTAATGCAGCTGTACTTTTACCTGTACCTGTACCTATCTCTAATATTTTTTCAGAGCCTTGGCTCTTATCTAATAAAAACTTAAAATCTTCATCTGAAATCATTTTAAATCTACCGTATGTATTTCATAGTCAAAGCCTTCTCTATTATAGATGTTAACTCTTTCCTGAAAGTGTGTTAATGTAAAGTTCTTTTTATCTTTGTATGTGAGGTCGTCTGATATATCATAAACCGTAGCACTATCTTTGTTATCGCCGACACGAAGCCCACGACCTATAGATTGTAATATTCTTATAGGTGATTTACTAGGGCTACTAAAAACAATATTGTGTAAATTGCGAATATTAATCCCTGTGCTAAAGGTGCCGAAAGAAGCGATAATAATTGCGTTGTCCGACTTTTCTGTGATTGCTCTGATTTGTTCTCTATCATTTGTTTCAGTTCCCCCATAAACGAAAAACACTTTTCGCTTTGGGTCTACTTTTTCTTTAATTAGTTTATGTAAAATCTCTCCGTGCTTTTCAACAAGTTGAAATAGACACAATGTATTACCATTAAGTGCTAAGGCTAGATTTCGTATGTATTTATTACGAGCAGTATTTTGAGTGAGGTATTCTAGTTCTTCAAAATATTTTACACCATATACCTTCTTGGCTTCTGTTTCAGGATACTTTAAGTTTAGACATTTGATTTTTAGATTTGCAAGTTGTTTTCTTTCTATCAATTCTGTAGTAGATACAACTTTGTTAACCATACCAAACAGACCTTGCAATACTAACTTGTGTGTTTTACTATCGTCTAACGTACCAGTAAGACCTATTCTATATTTACAATCTGTTAGTTTAGTCATTATCTTTGTCAACGATACAGCCTTAAACAAGTGTGCCTCGTCACCTATAACTGCACCATAGTCTTCAAAAAATTTCTTTGGCATTTTATATAGTGATTGCCATGTTGATATTACTATACGTTTATCATCATCTATATCATAACCATGATATTTTCTACTGACATTTTTTTCTACATTATAACCATAGTCTTTAAAATCTTTGTACAATTGTTCTACTAATGATGTTGTAGGTACAATAATGAGGATATTGCTATCTATCATATTCAGATAGTGTCGGCATAACATATAGATGATAAGTGATTTACCAGAGGCAGTAGGTGATAAAACTAGTCCTCTTTCATATTCTAGTGCAAACTTGAAAGCGGCAATTTGATAGTCCCTCGGCGTGATAGATATATCATAAGACTCGATTAAACCGTCTATATCGGCGGCTATGCCGTTGTTATATGTAAGAATTTGACTAGATTCAACAATATGTACAGATTTCTTCTTACACCAGTCTTTTAAGTAAGGATACAATCCAACGTATAATTGACCTGTAGCATACGAATATAGTCGTATCTTTCCGTCCCAAACTCTATTACGAAATTGAGGCGTAAACTTGTAACCAGGTACTTCAAATGAGAAATAATCTGATAACTCTCTACGGATACTTGCGTCTGCGTCAATGCGTAAGTACACGTCATTGACCTTGTCAACTATGATGTTTTGCATTTTAGATTACGCCAGATGTAAACTTACGCCAGTCTATAGCATTCTTAATTTGAAAGCCACGATTAGAAATAATTTTAATTGTTCTATCTAGGTAGTCAACAACACTTTGTACATAAGTTACTTTTTGTTCTAACTTAATAAGTTCGTCATCTGCTTTGAGATATTTGTCAACGTCTTGTTTTAATATTTTTAGATTAAATGGTTTTACCTGATATACACTAGGGTCTGCCTTACCTGTATAGTATTCCCATTTCTCTCTTGTTAATCTTGCCAAATCTTGTTCAGCCTTTTTCAATAGATTAACATATTGATTATGAAACTTCATATACTTGTTATGTAGTTGTGGTGTTTTTAGTGATTCTAAATCAAGTTCAGTATCATTTATTTTTAGGTCTTTTTCAGCGAGTGCTTGTAGTTCGTCAAATGTCATAATATATCCTCATTGTTTTGTATATTTAGTGTCTTATAAAGATCGTCTTCTGGCACATAGGTTGGGTCATAATATTTTTCAAGTTCAGGAAAAACATCAAACAAGTGCATTTCCCATTTAGTGCCTTCATAGTATTTGTCTTGTTTTATTAAATATGCAAATACTTCCTGTATATTAAAATCTTTTTCAGCAGGTCTTTCTAAAGCAGCTACAATATCAGGCCATTCTTTATATTTTGGTATCAATTCTTTCTTTAATTCTTCAGGTAGATTATTAGGTCTTAAACTTTTAGGTGTGTCTAACATTGCCCAATTGATTTGAAATATATCAGGATTAGTTTTTACATATTCAGGTACCTCATAAAATCTTAATACACTTAAAAATGAAACTAAACCATTAAAATCAACAACAACATTAGGATATTTACCACACTCTCTTATGTTATCTTCTACATCTTTCCATATTGTTCTTCTTCTCATATACTCAATCGTTTGACCTATACCATCAATTGAACCAACTACTGCAACCTCTCTAAAGTGTGGTGCATAATCAAACATACTATGCTTGCCTACACTTACTTTAGTTAAGTTTGTTTGATATTTTATAAAAATATGTTTTGCGTGACCAGTTTTAACAAGTGCTTCCATCATCTTATAATGTTGTTTCATAATCAATGGTTCGCCACCTATAATTTTTATACTTCTTATGTATGGTGCTAATTCAACAACTTGTTCTATTACGGTTTGTGTAGAACCACTAAATCTACCTGTACGATCTTTGCCATGTAATTTGAAATCACGTTGTTGAGCTTCCCAGTCTGTATCTAATTCTTCTTCCCAAAGTTTTTTACTCCATACACCTTTTTCAGCACCTCTTTGTCTTATAGATGAGTTAGTATGAATACACATATGGCAATCTAAATTACATTCTGATCCAAATATTTTCAATTGCATTTCAATTATTCTTTGGTCAAACTCCCATTCGCCAGTTGCTTTATACATATCAATATTTTTTTGTATATCATCCCAAAACTCAGGATTGTTAGTGTGTATTTTTAAACAATTTGATCTTCGGGACCTACCATATCTTTCTTCATCAGAAATACATCTTTTACAATATTTTTTTACGTTTTTTAGATCAGAATTAATTGTAGTCATTTCTTTTCTAATTGATGTCATGTAATCACTATTTGTCATCCAATCTTTTATAGATGTATCTTCTACTCTAGGACCATCTGCTTCTCTTTGTGCAAAACAACAAGCTTTCCAACCACCGTGCATTTCAGAATATGCTTGTGTAAATGGTATTGTACAGAAAAATATATCTTTGTCTTTTGCTTGTTGTATTAAAGTTTTATCTTTAGGTGGCGTGCCTTGCATGGCTTTAAAAGCTCTATTTTGAGTTGATTTAGAAACGTCTGCCCACCATTGATCTGTATCTACTTGACCTGGTTTTGAGTTATCACCAGGACCACCTCTAGTTAAACGAGCATAGTCTTTGCCGACTCGTTCTATAGTAGCATCGGTGTATTCTTTTTTATCTTTAGATACTTTTAATTCATACTTCATGTGAGTTTTAATTGATCTCTACTTCTTGTAATATCAATCTTGTCAAATAATTTACTTTCTCTTATAACAT